CAGTGGTACATCGTTGGGGACTCCCTGTCCTGTGATCTGATTGGTGCTGGTACGGCCTTTGCCCTGCCTGTTGCTACTATTACCCAAGGTTGAGATTATGCCAAGCGTTACTTCTTCTCGTGATCGCTCCAAGCGGCGGTCCAATAAGCCTGTTACCAAAGGACAGAATCCTCAACGGGCCAATCGTCAAGCTGTTAGCCAAGCAAAGGTTACCTCCGCAAGCAATGGCAAACCCACGGGTGCTGCTGCTTCTCGGGTGACAACTGGTCGTGGTCAATCTTCCAAAAGTTCTGATGCTAAGTCTTGGCAAAAGATGAACCAACTCGGTTCTGCTAAATCCGCAAAGGCTGCTGAACCTAAGCCCCGGACTCCTGCTCCTGGGACTGGCAACGTTCTCAAAGCTGCCCAGCAGTTCAGTAAGGACAAGGCAGCAAAGGATCGGCAAGTCAACCGTGGTGTGGCGGCATTCCGTGCCAAAATGAATCAATCAATGGTAGGAAAAGCTGCCGCATTGGTTGGCGGTGCCAAAGCTCTTGGTCCTAAAGCTATTGCTGAAACCGTGGCCCCGCGTCCTACCGCTGACGGAACCCTCACCGCTGCCATGAAGCGTGGCGACTACAAGCCCCGTCAAGGTCCTGCTGTGCCACAGCGTCTGACGCAAGGTGGCATGGACAAAGGCTCCTTTGACAAGGCGTTTAAGGCTTCCCGCACTGCTGGGAAGAAGACCTTCACCTGGCGCGGTAAGAAGTATACCACCAAGATGAAATAGTCATGCCCCTATCTAAAGGCAAATCCAATAAGGCTGTGTCTTCTAACATCAGTAAAATGGTAAAGGAAGGTCGCCCAAAAAATCAAGCCATTGCCATTGCCCTTTCCAAAGCTGGCAAGAGTAAGAAGCGTAAATAACCACCAGAGGGGCCTACAAGCGCCATTAAGGCCCCTCCACCCCACATTAGGTATATCGTATTGTGAATCAAAAAACAGGCACCTTAGAAAGCCGCCTAGCGGCCAGTTTCCCTTTGTTCCTTTCCCTTGTATGGAAGTCGCTAGACCTGCCGCGTCCAACAAGGGCTCAACTTGCTATTGCTGGGTATCTCCAAAACGGCCCCAAGAGACTACAGATCTCCGCATTTCGGGGACTTGGTAAGTCGTGGATTGCTGCTGCTTTTGTTTTGTGGACCCTGTGGAAGGACATCGACAAGAAAATCCTCGTGGTATCCGCAAGTAAACAACGGGCGGATGACTTCACCATCTTTACTCAAAAGTGTATCCAAGAGTTTGAGTGGCTCGCTCACATGCGTCCACAAAACGATGACCAACGCTGGAGCAGAGTTTCCTTTGATGTTGCTGGGTGTCGCCCTGCTCAGTCACCATCGGTAAAGAGTGTAGGTATCACAGGACAGATCACTGGTTCTCGTGCTGACCTGATTGTGTTTGATGACGTGGAGGTGCCAGCAAACTCCGCAACCGACATGATGCGAGAGAAGCTTCTTCAACTGGTGACGGAGGGTGAGTCCGTGCTGACCCCCAAAAGGGATTCTAGGATTGTCTTTTTGGGAACCCCACAGACCACCTTCACCATTTATCGGACCCTAAGGGAACGGAACTATCGACCATTGGTGTGGCCAGCCAGGTATCCAAAGAGTCTTGTTGGGTATGAAGAGATTCTTGCTCCTCAACTACTGTCCGACATTGAAGAGAAAGGATTAGACAACATCGCTTGGGAACCAACAGACACACGCTTCTCAGAGATCAACCTTCTTGAAAGGGAACACAGCATGAGTCGAAGCAACTTCATGCTCCAGTTTATGCTTGACACGAGTCTGTCTGACTCCCTCAAGTTCCCCCTCAAGCTCAGCGACTTCTCAGTGATGCCTCTGGACCCCGGGAAGGGGCCTTCGGACGTGATTTGGGGTGCTGATAAGGAAACCCTCCTTGACATGCCCGCCGTGGCCCTTCCAGGCGACAGATGGCACCGACCCAAAAGTACCATCGATTACGTCCCCTATAATCAGACGATTATCGCTGTGGACCCCTCCGGTCGTGGTAAGGACGAGACTGTTGCTGTGGTCCTAAGCCAAATCAATGGGTTCATCTTTGTCAGGGACATGCTTGCCACGCAGGATGGTTATTCGGATACTACGCTTCGGGGTATCCTAACACTTGCAAAGAGATACGGAGCCAGTGTGTGTCTCATTGAGTCTAACTTCGGTGATGGGGCGATCATGGAACTCATGAAGAAACATGCCCAAGAAATGAAGGTTGGTATGATGTTTGAGGAAGTCCGTGCTACGACCCGAAAGGAAGACCGAATCATTGACACTTTGGAACCCGTCCTAAACCAGCATCGCATCATTATTGACCAAAAGCTCATTGATTGGGACTACCGCAGCAACCCAGAGATGGCCCCTGAGGAACGGCTTCCCCGTATGCTCATGTACCAACTGACACGGATGTGCCGTGAGAAGGGTGCCGTAAAGCATGATGACCGAGTTGATGCGCTCGCCTTGGGCGTGAAATATTTCCAAGACATCCTTGCCATCTCGGCAAAGGAACAGGACATCCAGAAGTCCCGACAACAGTGGTCCAACATGGTGGAGGGGTTCCTTTCTGCTCCGACCTTGGCCACCGATCTCCTTGTGGCGGGAAGCACCTTTGACGACCCCATAACCCAAGAGGAGGGGCCCATTTTTACCTGGATGTGACCGTTTTGAAACCCGTTGCGCTGGAAGGGGTTTAGTGGAAGGGCTATTATTACCCAGAGAAGTGGTGCTCTTTGGGTGTGGAAACAGCGGTTTCGTAAAGGGGGGACCTCTCTAGGGGGGTTCCTCCGACTTCCAAAGTTTCTTCTTCGTATCCCGTCAAACCAACTGTAAACTCCAGTGGGAACGGGTACGGGTATGGACGGACGGACCCCCTCCGGGGGGTTCGACACAAACAGAAAAGCTAGTGTTTACTAAGCGAGCGAAGCGAGCGTCCTACCAGCCCCACAGGGAAACGCGACCACTGTAAATAAAAACAAGAATAAAAAAAGACAAATTTTATTACTGTTATTAATTGTTTTTATTGTTATTAAGGAAGAATGTATCACGATAGGTAGTAATATGATATATAGCGACCTATCATGATACGGCTGTTATAGAAAGAAAAATAACAATAGTAACAATAATAACAGATAGTACCTATACTACTAGTACTACCGACACACCACTGTTACCCACAAAATGGCACCCGACATCAAACAACCATTTGAATCCCCCTATTCCTCAAACGTTCGTCTGGTCTGGATTACCCCAGCAGCAGAACACACCATTGAGTATTGTGCTAGGGTTAGTAATCCAAAGGGACAAAACAAGTTAGACACAACCGGAAAGTTGCTTCGCTACCTTGTTGCTAATAATCATTGGTCCCCCTTTGAGATGGCAAGTTGCTGCGTGGAGATCAATACCACGAGGGACATAAGCGCACAGATCCTTCGACACAGATCGTTCTCGTTTCAGGAGTTCTCTCAAAGGTACGCGTCTACTGTGGATGGACTTGGTGGGCTGGAGATTCCGCATCTCCGTAGGCAAGACCTGAAGAACCGTCAGGCTTCCCACGACGACCTTACCCGAGAGGAAACACAAGCCTTTTACAGGCGGATCTCTTCGTTGTTTGAAGACCTGGAGCATCTCTACCAAGAAATGCTGAGTTGTGGGGTTGCTAAGGAGTGTGCTCGTAAGATTCTTCCGATGAATAGTCCAACACGGCTTTACATGTCGGGAACCATCAGGAGCTGGATCCACTACCTTACGGTTAGGCGTGAAGAAGGTACACAACTTGAACATAGGGTCATTGCTAATCAGATCTATCAAATCCTCAACAAAGAAATGCCAAACCTATGGGAAGTGATCAACTGATTCTTAATGAGTTTAAAACACTCTATTGGGTATGGAAACGCGGTCTGCCTGATTGGGCCGCGTTCTTGTTGCTTGGGTTTCTTGTTTGGTTAGAAGACAGAACCATCAACAAGAGAATTGATAATGTTGTTGATGAGGCTATTAAGGAATATGAAAAGGTTGACCCACCTACTGCTGTTGTGTCGCCTCCTGTTTATTCCGAATCGGGTAGTGGCTTCTTTGATGAAATGCGTCTCACAGCCCCCTGGAAGGCTCAGGAAGACCCCTCCGACCCTCCGTAGGTGACATAGCACCTCCGGCCTCTCGGAGGGCCCTTCTGGGGGCTTCTAGGCGTCACTCATGAATTTTAACAGAAATTTGTGAAGTCCATACGCATATACGGCGACGCCCAGCACCCCCCATGGCCCCCCTTCCTAGTAGATTTGTTCTACTCCCCGGCCCCATCGTGTCCAAACCATGTCCAACCGGCCCTGTCCAGCCCCAAAAGCCAGGCCACCACTAGGTTGCGTCACTGTCCGATAGGCAGATACGCAAGCATTTGGACAGGGATAGCAGTACAAATGCACTATGTGCTACATATAACGCGGGCGCGTGTAGTACGCGTGTACTTTTTATATAAAATCTGTGCCCTTCGCAATAACGCTTCCTTGTTGAGAATGTTAAAAGATGTGGGTGATTCTCGCGCCTTGGGCCTAGCAGGGCTTAGGTTGGCTTCGAACCTAGAAAACAGAAGAAGGAAAGCGACGCAGGCCGGGGGTCTCGCGCGATGGGCCATGTTGTGCCCACTTGCGCGTGGTGACCTTTGGACGGTCTGCAGCCCGATGGTGGCGACCATTGCAAATAAACGCGGAGAGTAGGCAGCTCCAGTCGCGCCTAATTTATTCTTTTATTTGGACAGAACGGCCAGCCGTTTTTATCAACGTCGATTCGTTGACTGTCCCATTGCCCATAACTATTGGGCACACACACACACAAACATCATCATGACTACACTTCACGAAGCCCTTGCCGCTCGTTTTACCGACAATGATGAGATCCGCGACATAGCTAATCATGGCTGTCCCGGCGGTGTTAATGGTTTCATTTGGAACTATGAAGTCGCTGAATTCTTCGATCAATATGAAGAAGAGATCTATGATTATCTCAATGATTGCGAGATGTCTATGAAAGATTTTGTTAAAGACAACGGCAACACTATTACCACACTCAAAGTTAACATGGTGTGGGCTGTTGTTGAACAATGGTGTCATGTTTCAAACATGATTAATCAAATGGAAGCTGTTGCACTTGCATCCTGATTGTTACACTTAGGGATGAGTTAATCGCCATCCCTTTCTGTAACCCTTCAAGGTTACACTTCTCACAAACCTCTTATCTATGAAAACCGCAACCTTCCGCATCACCACAAGTTATGGCAACATACGTTGCTATCCTGTGGATGCAACTGCCAAGCTATTGTGTGATCTTTCAGGGTTTAAGACCTTACTACCAAACACTTTAACTATCATGGAGGATCTAGGTTTCATTTGTATTAATGAGATCAATGATTCCACGATCACACCTTCCCAACTCTACTAAATCACAACAATGCGAGCCAACACGCGCCACATCTCTGGAATGCTTCAATTAGCATCACAAGCTGACATTATGTCTGGTCTTGATTGGTATGATCGCGCCTACAATTTAGCAGTGCGATTCATTCACACTTACGATGGTTTAACTATGGGTCAAGCTGTAGGCGTGATCAGTGCGCTTAGCCCAAACAACAAATGGGAACGTAACTGTATCGATGCTGAGGCTATGATTAAAACCTGGCACATCGGTGGTGATTATAACGCCATCAAGGTGTGTACATTCAACAAAAACAAACAAAAGGCAATTGCTATTCTTAGTTTGGACATGGAATCAGTAGACACTGAGGCCATTGCTAACATCCTAAGTGGGCAGAAAGTAGTCGCATTTTATCGCTCAATCATGGGAGATAAGAATGCTGTCTGTGTTGATGGTCACGCCTACGCTATCTTTATTGGGGAACGTGTTCCTGCAAGCAAGACCCCATCAATCGCGCCTAAGTTGTTTGAAACCATTCAACGTGCCTATCAACTAGTTGCTAAGCGCAGCGTAGATCTCTGCGGTGTTGAATTGTCCCCAACACAGGTTCAGGCTGTTACTTGGGTCACCTATCGGAGACTAATCAAATGAGCTACTTTCTCAACACTTACGAACTTGACGAGGTATTTCCAATGACTGAAACTGTTTCCCTGCGCTACACCCTTGATGAGGAATGTCCCATTGATGAGTACATGGATGAGGGTATTGTTCATGACTATGAGATTCATGGTGGTAACTATGTTGTTCGCTTTAATGGGGTTGATGAAACTTTGATTGAATCAATGAACCCTGATGATCTTGCTGAGTTCTTTGGTATTGAGTCTGAGTTTGTTATTGCTGTTGAGGTGATAGAATGAGTCACCTCAAAAACATTCTATTATTCCTAATCCCTTTCACGATCACCTATGCTATCATCTCCGATCTTGGGAAGCCCCAACATCATTATCATTCCCCTAATCCTATTGGTGGGTCTGATCAAAATCTATCGCAACCTCATGGTAATTAAATGATCATGGCGCAATCCTTAAAACAACAGGTCAGGGCTGCTATCAAACGTGGCAACACTGAGTTAGCTCTTGAGTTACTGAAGGGGCTTGAGAATCCAAAACCACCAAAACCCAAGAAACCCTCTAAGTTGGATCAACCTTATTACTTCCCATTTGTTTACTACTAATGAGCAAGGCAACAAAGGATCAGGAACCTGACTTTGGAGAGTTCCCACCAGAGATAAAGCGTCTCATCATCCAAATAAAGGATCATGGATCAGACACCCTAGATGAGATGCAACGTATGCTGGTTGTTCAGATCTTCCGAACAGCAGCAATGACAACAGATCCTAGGATTATCTGGGTTCGTAATAAGATTCAAGAGGCACACCTTGAGTATTGCTTCCGATTACCAACAAGGAAGCGATGATTAAACCTTGGTCGTTTTCTTTTCCTGATGGAACAAAGGGTTGTGTTATGGCGGAGAATAAATCTCATGCCATAATGACAATAATTGAACTTAACCCAACACAACTGATTGAAACGCTGTCCCTCTATTTGGAACCTGAATGGACTTCGAATCCGCTTTGCGAATCACAAGCCGCCAACACCTGCCCCACCCAGAAGAGTTAGCTACTCACCTGAGTGAGGTATTGACATGGAGGCAACTTAGGAAACTTGCCAAACGCAACAACATCAAACAGTACAGTTACCTCAACAAAAAGGGATTAGCTACTGTTCTTGCTTATCAAGCCTTTAACAAGGCATCACGTTATCCACAAATACATGGATTGGAAATCGTACAAGGGAATTGATTATGAAGCTCAGCTTTATGAACTTCTTCATTGTAGTTTGGATCGTCTCATTGATCTTGGGTCCAGGTTAGAAGCACATGGAGATGTTCTTGCTACCCATGAAAAAGACATGGAAACAGGAGAACTTACAAAGCTTCCTGATGTTCACCCTGAGGACCTATTGATTGCACAACTAGGATTAGATGGTGCTGAAGAAGAGATTGAAGCAACACAGGAACTAGTTAAGATTGTGTCTAGGATAATGATAATCCGTAACGCTAGAGAAATCATTCGATCATCTGAAGCATCCTGATTTATGGCAACCACTGAGCAACTCGCCCGTCAGTTACAGCGAGAACTTGATGCCCGTAGTGAGGCAATCAAACGCCTAAGGGAACGTACTAGGACTGCTGAGGAACGCTGCTATGCCAGTTCGACTGTATATGGATCTGCCTTTATCAGCAAAGGATTAGAACTTATTACAGAGCAAATTAGCAATCAACTTCATGTAATTAATTTAGGAAGGGCTTCTGATAAAGCAGATGCCATTCTTTCTATTCAAAGTTGTGAACCTTGTGTATTGGCTTTGATTACTGCCAAGGGTGTTCTTGACATTCTTGGAATGCGTAGAATTGAAGATCTTACTTATAAAGCAGCTACAACTCATATTGGAAATTTGGTTTATCATCAAATGATGTTAGATCAATTTTGTAATGAGAATGCTGATTTATTTAATAAGACTCGTCTTCACATTCACGATCACAAAGGCTATTCGTACAAGGTTCAACGGTATCGGGCGGTTATGAGGCGCTACGAAATCACACTTTTGAAATGGAGCAACACCGTAAAACACTTGGTTGGTGCCTGGTTAGTAGATCAACTTGCTCGTGCCACCGGATGGATCACCACCAGGATCGGCTACAAGGGCAAGAAAGACAAGCTGACCTACCTGGTATACCATCCAGAGTTTTTAGAGGCCAAGGAGGCGCTCCTAGAGCAGGCTGAGGCACTTGCGGCATGTATGTGGCCTATGCTGTGCGAACCCAACGACTGGACGACTGTCCACAAAGGGGGGTATTTGACCAATGATTTGAGGAGGCTGACAAAGCTGATCAGGACTAGGGTTTTGGGGGAAGGGCTATTATTACCAGACAGCAAGGCCCTCGTCATGCTGAACCTGCTCCAGAAGGTGCCCTATCGGATCAACGACAGGGTTCTCCAACTAGCCAACTTCTGTATGGAACGCCGCCTTGTGGTGGGTAAATTCCGAGCGGAGGAGCCAACACCTCCACCGCCAAAGCCAGAGCCGTGGGAAACAGCCTCGGAAGAGGATCAAGTTTCTTATCGGAGAATGAGGACCAAGATTGAAGATCGGAACTCAGCTCTTGCACAGAAGAATTACAGGACAACTGAAGCCCTGTATGTAGCTAACAAGTACAAAGGAGAAACCTTTTGGATTCCCTGGTCGTTTGACTTCCGGGGAAGAGTCTATCCAATTCCAACTAGCTTTAGTCCACAAGGAACAGACTTTGAAAAAAGTCTTATTTACTTTGAGGAAGAAGGGCCAGTTAATGAGTGGTGGTTAGCCTTTCAGGTTGCTACTACTTATGGACTGGACAAGGCTCCTATGGATGAAAGAATAACATGGGTCAATAACAACCATGAATTCTTGAGTCATCTTGCTGATGATCCTGAGGGAACAATCTCTGAGTGGTCACAGGTAGAGGAACCTTGGTGTTTTATTGCTGCTGTGTTGGAGTATGATCAATGTGTTATCAAGGGAACTAAGAAGACTTCTGGTCTTCCTGTGTCTGTTGATGCTACTTGTTCTGGTCTACAACATTTGTCAGCATTGGCATTGGATCGGACTGCTGCTGAAATGGTTAATGTTGTTCCCACTGACAAACCTTCTGACGGGTATTTGATTGTTGCGGAGAAAGCAAAGGAAGTTCTTCCTGAACAGCTTCACAATCACATCACAAGAAAAGTCACCAAACGAACTGTTATGACTACGCCTTACGGTGTCACCCTTAATAGTGCTAGGGACTACATTCGTCAGGAACTCAAGGATGTTGAACTTGAGCAAGGTGAGTTACAGATGATAGTTAAAGCTATCTATCAGTACGGTGTCAGGCAAGTCTTTGATGGTCCTTGTCGATCAATGGAGTTTATCCAAAAGGTTGCTGGGGAACGTATCAAAAGTGGAGCTACATCCATTGATTGGGTTACTCCTTCTGGTTTTCCTGTTCATCAGGAATACCGTTGTAATGAAGTTGAAAGAGTTCGCACAAGATTACTTGGTGAACGCATTGCTTCTTACTTGTTGAAGGAGTGGGAAGATCGACAGATTGACCTAAAGAAGGCTAAGGTAGCTGCTAGCCCGAACCTAATCCACAGCCTTGATGCAGCCCTTCTTCACCTTGTCTTTGCCGAATGGGAGAGGCCCTTCACCGTCATTCACGACTGTGTGTTGGGACGTTCCTGTGACATGGACGACATGGGCAGTGCGATCAGGGACAAGTTCATTGAGATCTACTCACAGCCAGTTCTTAAGGATTGGTCCAGGCAACTGGGGGTTGACTTTGATGAGAGTGTCATGTTAAATACTCTTGACATCAATGATGTCCAACAATCCGCTTATTTCTTTTGTTGATGGATTACTCACTGTCTGACATTGCTGAACGGTTGTGTCTTCATGTCTCTGTTGTGGAGAATTATGAGGAAGAATGGTTGGCACAGCAGGATCAAGTTGATGAGGACTTTATGTCTGAATCGTTTTATGATTTCCTGTGCCGTACCTTTGCTGAGTGTGCGTTTTTAATTCATGCTGTTGAAACAGAAGCTAATGCAATGGAGTGTCTGGAAGTTTATGATGAGACATACACCAGCATTGCCGGTGCTTTGAATTATGAATGACACCGAATCCATGTTGATGGATCTCATCATTCCATCAGATGCTTATGCACTTGAATTGGCTGAGCAATTTAACATTGAGTATGGATTGCGTTGGATACCTGAGTACGTCCAGTACTTGGCAACCAAATGTGATCTGCTCTTAGATGACAATCTAATTGATCATCTTTCCCTCTTCGCTACCCACGAACAAATCACCAAAAATGTCTGACTCTCGTTTTATTATCACCACCACCCTTGAAGGGTACATCAACGCTCTGTTGCCTTCTGGTAAGTTCAACAACTGTACCATTGGCTTCCGCATTCCTGAGGAGGAGCTATCTAAGTTTGATGCTGTCTATGAGCAAGCCCTTGAATGGGGCAAGAACAAGATGGCAGGCAAGCGATTCTCTGCTGAACTCCCTAAGTGGGATGAAGAGGGATTCGTTAAGGTGTCTTACGGTGGTGATTCCACAAGCCCTATGTTCCCTTGGGTTGATACTGATGGGGTTCCCATTGACATGGACACCCAAATCTGGAAGGGCACTGTTGTTAAGCTCATCGTTGATCTGAAGCCTTATGTGTTCGGAGCAAAGGTGGGTTGTTCCCTCAAGGTACGTGGAGCACAGATTCTCAAGCTGGTTAGCGGCGGAGGTTCTGATAGTGGCGGCCTTGATGAAAGCAGCGTGGCAGCTCTCTTTGGTAAGTCGGATGGTTTCAAGACTGGTAGCCCCAGCTTTGAGCCGAATGAGGATCCAGGGAAAGGCCCTGTCGGTTATGATGAAGACGACGTTCCCTTCTGATCATGGATAAGTACGCCGTCTTGGAACGTATTGCTGATCTTGAAGAGGAGATGCTGATGTATGATTATACCGAACCCAAACGGTATGAGATTGACAAGCAGATCCAAAATCTTGAAGATTGGCTAGAGGATCTTAGGGCAGGATAATGCCAAAATACCGTAGCCGACTAGAAGAAAAGCTGGCACGGTGGTTTGAACTGAATGGGCACCAGTTTGAATATGAAACTCTAAAGCTTAACTACACCTTGTCTGCTGTTTATACACCAGACTTTATCTTGCCCAACGGGGTTATCTTGGAAGCCAAGGGTTACTTCAAACCAGAAGATCGGAGAAAGATGTTAGCCATTAAAAAGCAACATCCGAATCTTGATATTCGACTTGTCTTCCAACAGCCCTACAACACGCTCACAAAGACCAGCAAGACTACCTACGCTAAGTGGGCAGAGAAGTATGGTTTCCTGTGGGCACCCGCACACGCTATTCCACTTGATTGGTTCGATGATCTCAACTGCAACGGCAACTAAGGAACAAATCCTTAAGCAACTTGGTGAGCGTTTCGCTGACACGCTTGTTGAATGTCTGGATTATGTCCATACAAAGGACATTACTCCTGATGACATTGCCAAGTTGATTATTGATGAGCTTGAAGACTGGATGGCTTATCACGCTTCAATGACTAATGCTGCTGAATCGGTTCGACATGCACTCCGAGAGCGAGTTTCTTAGGCACGAACCATGTCCTAGTTGTGGTAGTAGTGATGCCCTTGCTCGTTATACTGACGGACATGGGCATTGCTTTTCCTGCCTCTACTACGAACATGGGGACGACACCGCACCACCCACCACACCTACCCAAAAGCGATTCATGGACTTTACTGGGGACTTTGTTCCTCTCAAAGGTAGAAACCTAAGGGAAGATACCTTAAAGAAGTTCAACGTTCGATATGACCACGACACCAAAACCATTCGGTTCCCCTACTACTCTCAAGCTGGCCAACTGGTTGGATTCAAGAGTAGGGACACCGACAAGGACTTTAGGTGGACTGGTAAGAACGAAGATCACGCCTTGTTTGGACAACAACTATGGGGTCGTGGTAAGGAGATTGTCAGCACGGAGGGTGAGTTAGATTGCCTTAGTGTGTATCAACTCCGCCCCACCTGGCCGGTAGTTAGCCTACCTAACGGCGCTGCTGGTGCCAAGAAGGCCCTCCAACACCAGCTAAAGTGGTTGATGGGGTTTGAATCAATCATCCTCTTCTTCGATAACGACGAGGCGGGACAACAGGCAGCACAAGACTGTGCTAGTTTGTTTCCACATGATCGGCTGTTTATCGCACGACTTGACTCTTACAAGGATGCTAATGAAGCTCTCATCGCAAAGGATTATGAGGCAATCACCTCAGCAATTCTCTGGAACAAGAAGCCTTACTCCCCAAAAACTGTCATCGATGGAAGAGACCTATTCTCTCTCGCCACTCGCCCACTTCATGGCAGGGATGCTAATTGGCCCTTTACTGCTCTTGACAGCATCACTAGTGGTCTTCGAAAAGGAGAACTCGTCACGATCACAGCCGGTTCAGGAGTCGGTAAGAGTACCTTCTGTGGTGAGATAGCCCAGGCTCTTGTTGATCAGGGTGAGAAGGTTGGATACATTGCCCTTGAGGAAAGTCTTCAACGGACTGCCCTTAGGTTGATGTCCGTCAAAGCCAACAAACCCCTTCATCTAAACAATGAACTGCCTGAGGAAGATCTTAAAAGGGCTTTTGATGCTTCTCTTGGCACCGGCTCAGTATATCTACGTGATGGCTTTGGGTCTGTGGATCCTGATAGCATTCTCAGTGATTGTCGTTTCATGGCCCTTGCAAAAGAGGTTGGGTGGATTGTATTGGACCACCTATCTATTCTTATGTCGGGTAATGAGAGTCATGACGAACGTAAGCTTATAGATGTAACCATGACCAAGCTCCGCTCCTTTGTGGAGGAGACTGGTATTGGTATGCTCCTGATCAGCCACCTGAAGCGCCCACAAGGCGACAAGGGGCACGAGGATGGCCAACAGGTTAGCCTTGGGCAGCTACGGGGCAGCCACAGCATCGTACAGCTCTCAGACATGGTGATTGCTCTTGAGCGCAACCTCTCTGCTGGAGACAACATGGCCAACATCAAGGTTCTTAAGAATCGCTTTAATGGTCAGACCGGACAGGCCGGAACCATCACATTCAACGGATCTACTGGTAGAATGACCGAAGATCTATCAACCGCCTTCAAGCCCACCCCAACCTATGATGACGATGACCCCTATGGATTCTGAAGAGACATGTATAACGTGTGGGTGGAACCACTTTATCTACAGTGAGATGGTTCCTGGTGGATGGTTTTGTGAGGAGTGTGGAACTCCTTCTGCTGATACTCAAGAACTCCTCGACCGGGAAGAACCCGGCAACTGGTCATGACTGACCTCTCACCCGCCGCACAGGCAGTGCTTGATGCTGTGCTGCAAAAGAGCAATCTCAGCCCCACCGTTCCCGTTGCCGCCGCCGCCCTGCGGGCTGCTGCTGATCAGGTGATTTCGCCATTGCCACCACCATGCGAAGACTTTGATGAGTACGCGCAAGGCTTCTTGTCAGCTCATGTCAAGTACCGCGCCGAACTCATCACCATCGCCGCCGAGCTGGAGGGTTTTGAATGAAACTTCTTTTCGACATCGAAACCAACGGTCTGCCCCGTCAGGGGCTTGATCACATCCACTGTATCGTTATCAAGGACATTGATACCGAACAAACCTTCCGCTTTAATGACACCGGCCTTAGTGACTCTGTAACCAATGGTATTACCCTTCTCCAAGAGGCTGATGTTCTCATCGGTCATAATATTGTTGGCTTTGACATACCCGTTATTGAAGGCATCTACCCGTTCTTCAAAACCAAAGCCACCCTATTCGACACATTGATCCTTAGCCGGATGTTCTTTCCGGATATCCTACATCGAGACTTCCGCAAAAAGCCCATTGGAATGCCAACAAAGCTATTCGGTAGGCATTCTTTGGAATCTTGGGGTTATCGACTTGGCGATTACAAGGGTGAGTTTGCTAAGAAAACTGACTGGGTTTCCTGGTCCCAAGAGATGGAAGACTATTGTGAGCAGGATGTTCACGTTGTTGGATCACTCTTCAAGTTGTTTGAAAACAAAGGAATTGCCGACTATGAAGATTCCATCCGCCTTGAACATGACCTAGCCACGATCATGGCTAAGCAGGAAGTATCCGGCTGGCCCTTTGATGTTGTTGCTGCTCAAAAGTTGGAAGCCACTCTCCGAACAGAGATGGACCAACTAGCAGACAAGATGCGGGAAACCTTTCCGTATGTTGATGGGGGACAGATGGTGCCAAAGCGGCCCAACCAAACCCGTGGGTACATCAAGGATGCCCCCTTCACCAAACTCAAGGAGTTCAATCCCACAAGCCGCGATCACATCGGCTGGGCATTCATGACTTGGAGGAACTGGAAACCAGAAGTCTTTACCGACACTGGCCGCCCCAAGATTGATGAAGGTATCCTTATGGGTATCGACACTCAAGAATCCCTGATCTTTGCCCGCATCCTTGAACTACAAAAGGCCCTTGGACAACTGTCTGATGGCGCTAATGCTTGGCTCAAAGTTGTTACCCGCAATGGACGAATCCACCATGTCTGTCAACTCGCTACCAACACAGGCCGTAATGCACACTCACGCCCCAATCTTGGGCAGACGAGCAGTGATCCGCGTTGTCGGGCGTTGTTCCTACCGGGTGAAGGCATGGCTCAAGTGGGTGCGGATGCTTCTGGTTTGGAGCTTCGTATGCTCGGTCATTATCTTTCTTATTTTGATGGAGGGTCTTTTGCTGACGTTGTTGTCAATGGGGACATTCATCAACAGAATGCTGATCGAGTTGGCTGCTCGCGCAAGGACGTTAAGACCTTGACGTATGCCTTTATCTATGGAGCATCTGATAAAAAGATCGGTTACTCATTGGATAAATCCCTAGATGACAAGAAAGCAGTCGCCTTGGGAAAGGACATCCGCAAGAAGTTTCTTGAGGCCATCCCAGGCCTAGAGGGGCTCCTGACGGCTGTCAGCAAGAAAGCTGAGAGTGATGTGCTCAAGGGCCTTGACGGGCGTCCTATCCGCCTTCAGGGCAAGAAACACGCTGCCCTCAACTACCTGCTCCAAAGTGCTGGGGCCATTGTTTGTAAGAGATGGAACGTCATTGCTTATGAACAATTTCAACAACTAGGGTACAGATGGGACATTGACTATCAATGGCTTGGATGGATCCACGATGAAATTCAACTCGCTGTTAAACCACAACTCATTAGTGATGCCAAGTTCCAACTCGAATGGGCAATCGTCCAAGCCGGAGAGTACTACAACCTCAAAGTCCCGCTTGCCTCTGAAGCAAAAAATGGCCTCTCGTGGGCAGACTGCCACTGATCTTCAATTGCGTGTTGACGCTGACTTCTATGCTTACCGCGCTTGTCAATCGGCTGAGACTGAACTTGATTGGGGGGATGACCTCATCACCATTGCTAGTAACTTCCGAGTTGTCCTTGACATCTTTGAAGGAGAACTCAACAACCTCAGAAAAAGATTTGACACCAACAATGTCACCCTCTACTTCTCTGACACCAAAAACTTCCGTAAGGTTGTATGTCCCGACTACAAGGGAAAACGCACTAAAAGGAAACCTGTGGGGTACAAGCGACTCCTAGATTGGTGTGGTGCTCATTACAAGGTAGTACGGTATCCGAACATCGAAGCAGACGATGCCCTTGGCCTTGAGTGTCACCTTGACCCTAGAGAGTTTATTCTTGTTAGTCCCGACAAGGACATGAAACAGATCGCTTGCCGGTTGTATAACGGGGAAGAGGAGATCACTGTGACCCCAGAAGAGGCAGACTACTGGTTCTGGACGCAGTGTTTGACGGGTGATCCTGTTGATGGATACAAAGGTGTGCCCGGCATTGGTGGTGTTGGTGCCAAGAAGATTCTGGAAAAGGCAGAGAATCCTTGGGAAGCTATCCTTGAGTCTTATATCAAGGCTGGACAGACTGAGGATGATGCCATCCGCAATGCTCGCTTGGCGCGTATCCTTCGCCCTGGAGAGTATAACTCAACAACGAAGGAACCTATTCTATGGACACCGCCTACATTGGCTTAGATCTTGGCTTATTGTTGGCTATTGTTTACATACTTGAACCCAACCTACCATACTATCTTAAGCTAAAGATAAGTGAACAATTCATCAACCTCAACCTACGCCTCTATCAAGGAGTATTTAGAATCCGAATCTGGTATGACCAACAATCGTTACGACCGGGACCAGTGGGACGATTTTTACGAGAGCGAGAACTCCGTAACATCCAACGAAAATACAGCGACTTTTTCAAAGATCAACCCTAAGCATTACCAACATGGACGAATCCAAGTTTGGGATTTTATTGTGGATCAGCAGCTCGATTTTCTGGCTGGTAATGTCGTTAAGTATCTCTGCCGTGCTGGCCGAAAGGATAAGGAGTCTACGCTTGACGACCTCCTCAAGGCTCAAGTATACCTCAATAAAAAAATCGAATCCCTGACTGATGAAAACCCCTGAGCACCTGATTGAACAAGCGTTTGTCTTTCGACTTGCTGCTGAACAATCAATTGATCCAGATGATGAAGCAGTTCAAGAGATGCAACTCACCCTCATTCGGGAAGAGTTTAATGAACTTCTTGAGGCTCACATCAATGAAGAAGAAGAATCCGATAAGGTTCATACCTTAAAGGAACTAGCAGATCTCGTCTTTGTCTGTTACCAATATGCCGTTGCTCGCAACTGGAACCTTGACATCGCCCTAACGCGAGTGTTCGAATCCAACATGAGCAAGTTCGTGGACGGGAAGCCCCTCCGCCGCGAAGATGGTAAGATACTCAAGGGGCCCAACTACCAACCACCTTTCCTTGACGACCTCGTATGACCGCCTTTGCTGACCTCGGGGACACCCCCAACACTATCGCCCGGACTGGTCGCGTCCAGAATTGGATCGATGATCCGGAATCCCGTTTGCCCGTGTCTTGCACAGTCTTTGTTGTTGAAGATGAAATGGAGGGACCCAATGGAATCGAAGCCTCATGGCGCTTTGTCTCACACGCTCTCCGCAACGGAGCAGGAGTTGCTGTTCACCTATCTAAACTCCGTGAACGAGGCAGCGAAAATGGAAGAGGACTCGTGGCGTCTGGCCCTGTGTCATTCGCCCGCATCTACTCAACCCTCAACGAAATCCTGAGGCGCGGTGGTGTCTACAAGAATGGTGCCGTGGTGTGTCACCTTGATTACACCCACCCTGATGCTATTGAGTTTATCAAGGCTTCCCGCACTGAACTATCTTGGGTCAAGCGTTGCCTCAATGTAGATCCTGGGTTCCTCACCACTGCTTCCCCTGAGCTGATTGACGCCACCCTTGAAGGTATTAAGAAGGGTGACATTTGGCTGAATAAGATCCGCTACGACGCGGAAGGTAATCGAATTTATGGAAATGTCTGCCTTGAAGTTTATCTTCCTAGCCGTGGTACTTGTCTACTTCAGCACATCAATCTGGGTGCTTGCCGCCTTGAAGACCTCACCCCAGCTTTCGTAGAAGGGATGACTTCTCTTGTTAATCTTCATGCCAAGACTGGTGTGGGAGAAACAGGAGAGTACCTGGATCCTGAGGTGGATAAGCAGGTTGGTTTGGGTGTGCTTGGGCTGGCTAACTTTCTTTGTCAGAACAACGTCACCTACAAACAATTTGGAGAAGCCTTAGATGCTTACCATTCACACCAACCGACACACACACCAGCATACATTCTCGTTTCAGAGCTGGCCAAGTCAATTGAAATTGCGGCGCAGATCGCTCGTCAAGCAGGTATGCACCGGGCCTTTGCTATTGCTCCTACCGCTTCTTGTAGTTACAACAACATTGATCTTCGGGGCTACACTACCACTCCTGAGTTGGCTCCTCCTATCAGCCGCCACGTTGACCGCGATTCTGGGACGTTTGGAGTACAATCATATGCGTACCCGCCTGATTGCGAAATCGCGTCGGAAGTAGGGTGGCATGATTACCGAAAGGTAGTTGATGGGGTAGTGACGTTGTTCCGCTCAACAATGCTATTTCATGGATACTCCTTCAATAGCTGGTCCGATGTTGTGACTTATGACCGAGAGTTCCTTAGGGAATGGATGGCATCATCCCAGACTTCCCTTTACTATGCTCTTCAGGTCATGCCAGATACGCAAGCAAAGGATGATGCTCTTGCTGCCCTAGATGATGACTTCAAAGATCTCTTCTCATTTGAAGAGGAGGATTGTGGTTGTCCTGTTTCCGAACCAACCAACGACAACATTTGTATTCCTTGCGGAGAATAATGAACGCAACTCTTTCCCCCTATGATCAAGTAATTTCAAGAAAAAGAAAATGGACTCCGGTTGCTGTTCAAAAGGGGAAACTCGTTGACGGGGCTGAGGATGCACTTTACCGTGCCCTTGGTCTCCGTCATCTTGAATTGCCGGTGCGAGAGTTCCTACAACAGGGACTCGAAAAGGAACTACCTAATACCCCTGGTGTTAGAGAAGCTCTTCTGTCTAACCAGTTGGATGAAGAGAGGCATGATCAAGCCCTTAACTATGTAGTGGCTGCTCATGGTTCAAATGAAAAGTTTGAATCCGAAGCCAAGCACATTCTTAAGGCGTGGCTGGATGCCCCTGAACATCCACTTCTAAAAGCCGCTATCCTTGAACGCAGTGTCTTCTTCGTCATCCTCCCCTTCTTCCGATTCAACGGTGACATCGGAATCCGAACCACAGCAGCCGACATCAGCCGAGATGAACAAACGCATGTCGCAATCCACTCGATGGTCTGCTCCGAGTTGGGCCTTAAGTCCACATCAAGCCTCAATCGACTTCGTAGAGCGACTGTGGGATGGGTAGTAGATGGGCTGGGTAAATCTCAAAATAAGTATCTTGATAAAGATTTTTGGTTGGCTCAATCTGATTCCCTCTACGAAAGAGGAAAAGCACCAGGACTAAAGGAAACCCAGCGGGCTCGTATGCCTGCTTTCTTTGAAGCCTCTAACAACGACCTTCCACAATATGGCTGACGCCTACTTCGACACCGAAACCATTCCCCTCACCAGTGTTATTGGTGGGAGGATTGATCTGAACACTCTTATTGAAGAGCTTGATCATATGTATCCAGACAACTATCCAGACCACGAGATGACACCGTGGGAGGCTGGACGTATGGCTGGAGTGATTGAAGTGATTCGATTCCTTAAATCAAAACGTAAGCTTTAACATCATGTGTCTTTCTCCTAAAATGCCACCCCCGCCGGAACCGCCGCCCCCGCCCCCGGCTCCTGTGATTACGGGAACTCAACCCACCACGGTTAAGCCCACCATGTCTAAGCGGGCTTCGCTGCGTCAAGCAAGCCAAGGCCCCTCTAGCCTGAGCATTCCTCTTGGCGGTGCTGGTGGTGGAGCATCCTCCACTTCTCTGACTAATCTTAGTATTGGTAAATAACAAATGGAAAATCAATCTGCCGCAAGTCGTTACGCAAAGCTGGCAAGCGACAGAACGATCTTTCTCGATACTGCTAGGGATTGTGCAGCCCTCTCTGTTCCTTATCTTTTGACCCCTACTGGGGTTGTTAATGGACAGAAGCTGCCAACTCCCTGGCAATCCATGGGCGCTAAAGGCGTTAACGTCATGGCATCTAAGCTGATGCTAAGTTTGTTCCCTGTGAATGCAACTTTCTTCAAGCTTCAGATTAATGATGGTAAGCTTAGCTTGGACCCCACTTTAAGTGCCTCTGTTAAATCAGAGATTGATCTTTCCCTTTCCAAAATGGAACGGGTGGTCATGCAAAACATTGCCGAATCACAGGATCGTGTTATCCTCCACCAGGCAATGAAGCACTTGATTGTAACCGGAAATGCTCTGGTATACATGGGCTCAAGTGGTGTAAAACTTTATCCTCTTGACCGTTTTGTGGTTGTCCGTGATGGAGAGGGTAATCCCACCGAGGTCGTTACTGTTGAATCAATTGACCGTCAATTCCTTCCTGCTGAGTTTCAAACAGAAGCAATCAGGAATGTCAATGATGTTGCTGATAATACTAGTGCTCCTAGTGTTGATGTGACCGTTGGCGAAAATGAGGTCGCTGTTTATACTTGGGCCAAGCTCAAGGATGGACAATGGCGTTGGCGTCAAGAAGCCGAAGGTAAGGTTCTTCCTGATTCCTTTGGTAAGGCTCCAAAGAATACAACTCCGTGGCTTCCTCTCCGATTCAATGTGGTTGATGGGGAAGACTATGGACGGGGCCGAATCGAGGAATACCTTGGTGATCTAAGGTCCCTTGAGGGGCTCATGCAAGCCATGGTGGAGGGTTCTGCTGCCGCTGCTAAGGTGGTGTTCCTTGTTAGCCCTGCCGCTACTGTGAAGCCTTCTACGCTTGCCAAGGCGGGCAATGGAGCAATCATCCAGGGCCGTGCTGAGGACGTGACTGCTGTTCAAGTGAGCAAGCAAGCCGACTTCTCCTCTGCCTATCAGATGATCCAGTCCCTGACTCAACGGCTGTCTGAGGCGTTCCTGATCCTCTCCGTGAGGCAATCTGAGCGTACCACTGCCGAAGAGATCCGTGCTACCCAGCAGGAACTCAATGAACAACTTGGAGGCATCTATGGTAACCTTACCGTGGAACTGGTTCGCCCGTACCTCCAACGGAAACTGTTTACCCTTCAACGCTCTAAGGAACTTCCACAACTGCCTAAGGGTATTGTGTTCCCAACCATCATTGCTGGCCTTGAGGGCATTGGC